GGCGATTCACGGTCTGAACGCTGAGGCTGAGTTGGCAAACATCCTGTCAACTGAGATCCTCGCTGAAATCAACCGCGAAGTCATCAGAACCATCTACAAAACTGCTGAGCAGGGCGCTGTTGCTAACGTTGCAACCGCTGGTGAGTTCGACCTTGACATCGACTCCAACGGTCGCTGGTCTGTTGAGAAGTTCAAGGGTCTTCTGTTCCAAATCGAGAGAGATGCGAACGCAATCGCACAAAGAACTCGTAGAGGGAAGGGCAACATCATCCTGTGTTCCGCAGACGTTGCTTCCGCTCTGACCATGGCTGGTGTACTTGACTACACCCCAGCACTCAACGCTAACCTGAACGTTGACGACACTCGTAACACCTTCGCTGGTGTTCTGCAAGGTAAGTATCGTGTATACATCGATCCTTATGCTGCAAACCTCACTTCTGCTAACGCAGCAAGCGACAGCGGCAACCAGTACTACGTCGTTGGTTATAAGGGTACTTCACCTTATGACGCAGGTCTGTTCTACTGCCCATACGTTCCTCTTCAGATGGTTCGTGCAGTTGGAGAGAACTCCTTCCAGCCCAAGATTGGCTTTAAGACCCGCTACGGCATGGTCGCTAACCCATTCGCAGCAGGAACCACTCAAGGCCTGGGTAACCTGGTCGTTAACGCTAACCGCTACTATCGCCGCGTTCGCGTTAAGAACCTCATGTGATCCATCGGATACACATTTTACAGAGGGTCCTTCGGGACCCTCTTTTTTTATCTAAATACTTAGAAAACCGATGGCTGATTTCAACCCAATTGAAAATAGGAATTTTCTAACTCCTACTGGTTTTAAATTTAAGTTGGAGAAGGCACCTGCTGTATCATTCTTCTGCAATCAAGCTAATATTCCATCTTTGGATCTTGGTGTTGCTGTCCAACCATCTTATCTGAAGGATATTGATCGCCCAGGAGATAAATTAGTATTTGGAGATCTAACTGTCAGATTCTTAGTTGATGAGGATCTAAAAAACTATATGGAAATCCAAAACTGGATGAGAGGACTAGGATATCCAGAAAAATTAGATCAAATTTATGATCTCCAGAAAACTGGCAACAGAGCAATGGATGCAAGATCCAGAGGAACTGAGAATTTATTCTCCGATGGAACATTACAAGTTTTAAATAGTAGCCTTGTTTCAAACTTTTTAATCAAGTTCCAAGGTCTTTTCCCATATTCCTTGACAACTTTAAGTTTTGATGCTACTGATACTGATGTAGAATACTTTACAGCAGAGGCTTCTTTCAAGTATACTTACTACGAGATAACTGCCTTAGACGGAACTCCTTTATGATTGATCTTGATAAACTTCAAGAGATGTGGGAAAAAGACTCCAAGATTGACATGGACAATCTACATACAGAGTCAACAAATGTTCCCGCACTTCATGCAAAGTACTTTGAAATGTACAATACAATCTTCCTGATGAGGAAGAAAGCAGAGCAGCAGAGAAAAAATATCCGACACGAAAGGTATGAATATTTTAGTGGGAAAGCAGACCCTGATGTCTATGTGGAGAATCCATTTCCCAAAAAGATCAGAGATAAAGATACTATGCAAAAGTATCTGGATGCAGATAGTAAACTTTCAGGAGTTTCGTTGAAAATTGATTACTACGATACAATGCTAGTGTATATTGAGAGTATACTGAAACAGATTAGCAATCGTACTTATCAAATCAAAAACGCTATAGAGTTTATGAGATTCAACGCAGGATTAGGGTAATGGAAGAAGAAGAGTATTACCAAGTAGAACTGCCAATAGAGGCAGTTCGTATTATTCATAAAGGCCTGTCACAAGCAGTAGATAAATGGTCTGGTGGCCCTGCAGAAGAGCAGGAGGACTTGATTGCAATGAGAGATCATTTCTACAGAATTGTGTTGGAACATAGGTTCACGAACATGTAATAAATACTCGTAGATGAATGGATATTTGTGATTGACACGACGGCGAATCTTGTTATTTCTAAATCCAACGAAGTATTTTTAAAAGTAAAAACAGAACCTCACATCGAATACGAACTTAGAGATCACTTTAAGTTTGAGGTTCCTAATGCAAAATTTATGCCACAGTACCGTGGTAGAAACTGGAACGGAGAGATCCATCTCTTTGATATGCGTTCCAAGCAAATCTATGTCGGACTGTTAGATAAGATTGTATCCTTTTGCAATAACTATGGATACACTTATAAGTTTGAAAATAATAAATTTTTTGGACAACCTTTTGAAGTCAATGAGATGATTTCAAAGGAAGGAGTTAAGGATTATATTCGTTCAATATCGGTCCATGAGCCAAGGGAATACCAAATTGAGGGAGTATACGATGCTCTAAGGCATAATAGAAGGCTACTGATATCGCCCACTGGGTCAGGTAAAAGTCTGATGATTTACGCCCTCTCGCGATACCATGTGGATACTGGGAAAAGTATATTACTAGTTGTTCCCACGACATCTCTTGTAGAGCAGATGTATAAGGACTTCCAAGACTACGGTTGGGATACAGATTCATATTGTCACAAGATCTATTCTGGCAGGGAAAAGGACACTAATAAAAGTGTAGTCATCACAACATGGCAATCTATTTATAAGTTAGAACGCAGTTGGTTTGAAAGATTTGATGTTGTGATTGGTGATGAGGCTCACTTATTTAAGTCAAAGTCTCTGATTCAGATCATGACAAAGTTACATACCGCAAAACATAGGATTGGTTTTACGGGAACACTTGATGGTACACAGACTCATAAGTGGGTTCTGGAGGGATTGTTTGGCCCTTCATATAAGATTGTCAGAACTAAAGAACTGCAAGAAGCAGGATTCTTATCTAAGTTAGATATTACATGTCTGCTGCTTAAGCATCCACCACAGAAGTTTGAAGTCTTTGAAGATGAGATTCAATATCTGATAGGACATGATCAAAGAAATAACTTTATATCTAAACTTGCATTGGATCTGAAAGGCAACACTCTTGTGCTATTCAGTAGAGTGGAAGCTCATGGTGCTGTACTTTACGACAAGATAAATACTAACAAAGAAGATAACCGAAAAGTATTTTTTGTCCACGGTGGAGTCGATACTGAAGAAAGAGAACAAGTAAGAGAGATTACAGAGCGAGAAAACAACGCAATCATTGTTGCCTCTTATGGAACTTTTTCTACAGGTATTAATATTAAGAACCTCCATAACGTTATCTTTGCCTCACCCAGTAAATCAAGAGTTAGAAATCTTCAATCAATTGGAAGAGTTCTTAGAAAAGGAAAGGATAAAAACAAAGCAATGCTCTATGACATCGCTGATGATTGTTCAACTAAATCCAGACGAAACTATACTCTGAACCATTTCATAGAAAGAATTAAAATTTACAATGAAGAGAATTTTAATTATGACATAATCACCATTCAACTTAAAGGTAAGTAAATATGGGAATAGAAGATGATTTTTATGCAACTATTAAATTTAAATCTGGAGAAGAAATCTTCTCTAAAGTAGCTGCTTCTGAGGAAGAAGATAGAACAATGCTCATTCTTTCTCATCCAATCAATATTATTGAAGTCAAAGGTAGAAAAGGTGATCCATTAGGATACAAGATCGAACCTTGGTTAAAGACTACAACTGATGATATGTTTATTGTCAATATGGATGACGTATTAACGATCTCAGAGTCAGAAGATATTGAAATGATTATGATGTATCAGAATTATGTTAGACAAGCAGATACTCCTGACAGCGAGACTCATAGATATAAACTCAGTCAAAGAGAAATGGGTTATATTTCATCTGTAGCAGACGCTAAAGAAGTCCTAGAGAAGATCTTTAAATTAGAAACTAAAGATACTCAATAGTAGCTAAGCTTTCCTTCTAACCGGGACAAGCCCAGTCTAAGTGTATTTTGAGAACTTGTCAAGTATATAAAAAAGTGATATAGTGTCTACATAGTAGGACATATAAACTTATGATTAGAGCACCTATGGCCAAAAGAAAGAGGTCAGAACACTATGTCAACAACAAAGAACTTTTAGAAGCACTGATTAATTACAGATCTAGAGTTGAAAGATCTTACTTAGAGACATTTGGAAAAGATCTGACAGAACAAGATAAATCAGAAAGAGCAAAGCGTTGGGAAGGTAAACCACAGATTACTAACTACCTTGGTGAATGTTTCCTGAAGATTGCTACTCACTTATCATTCAAACCTAACTTCGTGAACTACATGTTCAAGGATGATATGATCTGTGATGGTATTGAAAATTGCGTCCAGTATATTCATAACTTTGATCCCGAAAAATCTCAAAATCCATTCGCTTACTTCACGCAAATTATCCATTACGCCTTTCTACGTCGAATTCAGAAAGAGAAGAAGCAACTAGAAATTAAAAACAAGATTCTTGAGAAGACTGGCTTTGACCAGGTGTTTGACGACAACAATACCATTGACGGCAACAACTATTCGGACTATAATAGCATCAAAGATGCTGTCCATAGTAAACTGCGGTACGGATGAAAGTTGCTATCATTACGGACCAGCACTTCGGTGCCCGTAAAAACTCAAAACTATTTCATGATTACTTCCTCAAATTTTACGAAGAAGTATTCTTTCCTTCTCTAGAGGCAGAAGGTATCACCACAGTCATTGACATGGGTGATACATTTGATAGTCGCAAGGGAATTGATTTTTCTGCATTGGCTTGGGCAAAGGACCACTACTATGATCGCCTTAAGGAAATGGGTGTTCATGTCCATACTATCATTGGAAATCACACTGCATACTATAAGAATACTAACGATGTGAACGCTGCAGACCTGCTGCTTCGTGAGTATGATAATGTAACAGTATATTCCAAACCCACCGAAGTCACAGTTGGTGGTCTAGATATATTATTCATCCCGTGGATCAATCAGGAAAATGAAAAAGAAACTTATCAACTTATTCAAAAGACAGTTTGCCCGTGCGCGATGGGGCACCTTGAGCTCCAAGGATTTAGAGTTAATCGACAAATCGTCATGGATCATGGTGCTGAGAGCAAGTTATATTCAAAGTTCACCAAGGTCTTCAGCGGTCACTACCACACTCGATCGGATGATGGACGGGTATACTACTTGGGAAATCCATACGAACTCTACTGGACAGATGTCGGTGATCGGAGAGGATTCACCTTCTTTGATACAGAAACTCTTGAACATACTCCAGTAGATAATCCTTTTCAAATCTTCCATAACATCTACTATGAGGACGACAATCATCAGACATTTGATGCTCGTCCTTATGAGAATAAGATCGTAAAGGTTATTGTTCGTAAGAAGTCTGACACCAAGAAGTTTGAAAAGTTCCTTGACAAGTTGTACCACGTTGGAGTGGCTGATTTAAAAGTTATTGAGAACTACGATTTTGGTGGGTGGTTTCAAGAATCTGACTGTGAGGAGATTGAAGGAGAAGATACACTTTCTATCTTAAATAGATACATCCAAGAGTCTGAGATTGATCTTGATAAGTCTGAAGTTACTAAGATGATGAGTGAGATCTACAGAGAGGCATGTGAGATGGTATAATGTATATACTTACAATTTACGGAAGAGAAACCGATGGTGCATATTCGGTAAAGAATGAACATGAAGAAGATATACTTTATATCTTCCAAGAAGAGGACGATGCCATGAGATATGCTATGATGCTTGAAGAGGAAGGCTCTCCCGAAATGCACGTCATTGAAATTGATGATGAACTGATGATCAAAACCTGTGAGATGCATTCATACAGGTATACGATTATCACTCCGAACGACATTGTAATTCCCCCCGCTGATAATGATTACGTTTCATAAAATTCGTTGGAAAAATTTCCTGTCTACAGGAAATCAATTCACTGAAATTAATTTTGAAAGATCCCAAACAACTTTGATTATCGGATCCAACGGAGCAGGAAAGAGCACAGTATTGGATGCTCTCACGTTCTCTCTGCATGGTAAACCATTCCGTAAGATCAATAAACCACAACTACCTAACTCTGTGAATGAGAAGGATTGTCGTGTTGAGGTGGAGTTTTCTGTTAACGGAGTAGAATGGAAAGTTGTTCGTGGTATCAAACCAAATCTGTTTGAGATCTATCGCAACGATAAACCACTAGATCAGGATGCTGCTGCACTAGATCAGCAGAAGTGGCTTGAGAAGAATGTTCTCAAGATGAACTACAAGTCTTTTACTCAGATTGTGATTCTGGGTAGCAGCACCTTTGTTCCCTTTATGCAACTCTCTGCACAGAATCGTAGAGACGTGATTGAGGATCTTCTGGACATTAAGATCTTCTCTTCCATGGGAATTGTTATCAAAGAGAAGATTCGTAATCTGAAAGAAGATCTTAAAGTTCTTGAACTGAAGAAAGAGACTCTAAACGATAAAGTTCAGATGCAGAAAGACTTCATTGAAGAACTTGAAAATCGTGGCAAGGAGAATATCAAAGAGAAAGAAGATAAGATTCAAGGACTCTTGAATGAAGAGAATGACCTGATAAATGCCAACGAAAGTATCAATTGGAAGGTACAATCTGTAGAACAAAATCTTGAAGTTCTGACAGGAGCTACTGAAAAGTTACGTAAACTTGGCAATCTTAAGGGTAAGATTTCTAACAAAGTATCAACCATTACGAAGGAACATAAATTTTTTACAGAGAATACGGTATGTCCTACATGTAATCAGGACATTGAGGAGACCTTCAGAATAAATAGAATTACCGACGCTCAAAATAAAGCTAAAGAGTTGCAATCTGGTTATAAAGAACTGGAGGACGCGATTAATAAAGAGGAAGAGCGAGAGCGTCAATTCACTGCCCTATCGAAGGAGATCACAAACCTCAATAATGATATTTCTAAAAACAATGCTCGGATTGCTGGATGCCAGCGACAAGTCCGAGATCTGGAATCGGAAATTCAAAGAATTACCGACCAACTTGCAAATAGAAATGTTGAAGATGACAAGTTAACCTCTTTCAAGGAGAACCTAAAAACTACATACGACGAACTCGCAACAAAGAAGGACACAATTAGCTATTACGATTTTTCGTATAGTCTACTAAAAGACGGTGGAGTCAAATCCAAAATCATTAAGAAGTATCTACCGCTGATAAATCAGCAAGTCAACCGTTATCTTCAGATGATGGACTTCTACATTAACTTCACACTTGATGAGGAATTCAACGAAACCGTCCAGTCCCCAATACACGATAACTTTTCATACAGTTCATTCAGCGAGGGAGAGAAAATGCGAATCGACCTGGCCCTCCTCTTCACTTGGAGAGAAGTGGCCAGGATGAAAAACTCAGTCAATACAAATCTATTGATCATGGATGAGGTGTTTGATTCGTCTCTTGACGGATTCGGAACACAAGAGTTTATTAAAATCATCCGCTACGTGATCCAAGATGCAAACGTCTTTGTAATCTCACACAAAACAGGACTTGAAGATCGTTTTGAGTCTGTGCTGACATTTGAGAAAGTAAAAGGTTTTTCTAACTTAGTCCCATGACAATCCGCAGACCAGTTGACATTTCAAAGGATTTCAAGCAGTCTGGTATGACGTTAATCACCGACCCTGCATCAGACAGGTATCTCAATGCTGTTACCAAACTGGAAGCACCACTCAAAGAAACAGAAGAAAAGAAAACTTAAACCACAAGCAATGAGGGCCAGGCGAGAAGCACTGCGCCACTTCAAAAAGCGTCACATGGGTCGTCCGAAGGGCGACCTTTCGTCGTATTATGGCTCTATACGAAAGGAACTCCAATGGGAATCAATCTAGAGATCAAGGGGCAACTTGCCAAACTGCTTGCTACCGAAGACCTTATCATTGAGAACAAGGAAGTCCGCACTGCTTCCTTCAATGTGGATTCCCGTGTTCTGACTCTGCCTATCTGGGACAAGGCAGACAACAACGTGTATGACCTGCTGGTGGCTCACGAAGTCGGTCACGCACTCTTCACTCCTAACGAAGATCCTGCTGAAGATATTCCTCATCAATATGTGAACGTCACTGAGGATGCACGTATTGAGAAACTGATGAAGCGCAAGTTCATGGGACTTGCCAAGACCTTCTACCGTGGGTATCAACAGTTTCATAAAGATGACTTCTTTGAACTGGAGGGAGAAGACATTGAATCTATGAGTCTTGCTGATCGTGTGAATCTTCACTTCAAGATTGGCTCATTCTCTCCCGTGTCATTCACTGAAGAGGAGCAAGTGATTGTTGATATGGTTGCAGATGCTGAGACCTTCCAGGATGCACAGGAAGCAGCACGGGCAATGCATCAACTCTACAAACAGCAGAAGGAACAAGAGAAGATTGCTAACGTCAAACCACCCGCACAAGAGCAGGGTGGTGGTGATAGTGACGCGAGCACTAATGACAATACTATTGAGCAACCAAGGACTGAATCCGAAGGTGAGGCCAATGGTAATGGTTCTCCAGAAATGTCTCAGGAGTTTCCCACTGAAGATGATGCAGAACAGGATGATGAAGTCAAGACTGACACCAGTCTCTCTAGCAATCTTGAGAATCTGATTTCTTCTGATGCTATGTCCAATGAGTATGTTGAGATTCCTGATGTAAATCTGAAGAGTATTGTTAATCCTAACAAAGAAGTCTCTGCATACATTAACGACTTCTTCAGTCCGTTCAAATCTGAAATCTTTAGTCTTCCCGATGAGTCCTACGCCAAGTTCAAAAAGTCCGCACAAAAAGAAGTCAACTACCTCGTCAAGGAATTCGAGTGTAGAAAGTCTGCTAGTTCTTATCATCGTTCTACTGTATCTCGGACTGGAGTCCTTGATTGCACTAAACTCCACACTTACAAATACAATGAAGACCTGTTCAAAAAGATCAGTGTGATTCCTGACGGAAAGAACCACGGCCTAGTATTTGTTCTGGATTGGTCTGGTTCTATCACTGATGTGATTGAAGATACGATCAAGCAACTCTACAATCTTGTTTGGTTCTGCAAGAAGGTTGCTATTCCTTTCAAAGTGTTTGCCTTTACTTGTGAATACAATCAAGCATATGATGAAAATGATCGTGTGACTGATTGTCCTGACCATTACACTCCTAAAGAGGGTCAACTGTTTGTTGATCGTCGTTTCTCTATGATGGAGTTTTTCAATAATGAAACTACCACCAAAGAACTTGATATTCAGATGCGGAATATCTGGAGAATCTCTTACTCTGCTAATCATTATCACTGGTCTGGAACTTACATGACTCCTCCCAGGCTTGGTTTCTCTGGCACTCCTTTGAATGAGTCTGTTATTGCTCTCCATAAGATCATCCCCGACTTCAAGAAGAAGAACAATCTTGAGAAGGTCAACTGTGTGATCCTGACTGATGGTGAGGCAAATCACCTTGCCCGTCACAAGTTGGTTGAGCGTCGGTATCGCGATCACGAAAAGTGTGAGATCATGGGTAAGATTCGTCTGAATGATCGCTGCTACCTGCGGGATCGCAAGACTGGTCAGACCTACAAGATTCCCTATGCCTGGTATGATTTCCATAACATGATGATTGAGAACCTCTGTCATCGGTTCCCTGAAGTTAATGTGATTGGTATTCGTGTTCTTATGAGCCGTGATGTAAACAGTTGGATGCGTCGTGGAAATACTCTGGATGAATTTCTGAAACTTCAGAAGGTGTGGAAGAGAGAACGTGCAGTGTCTGTGGACATGCGTGGTTATGCGAAATACTTTGGTCTTTCTTCTGCTTCTTTGTCTAATGAGACTGACTTTGAAGTTGATGAAGGTGCAACTAAAGCAAAGATCAAGAGTGCATTTATGAAGTCTCTTAAGACCAAAAAACTAAATAAGAAAGTCCTGGGCGAATTTGTGGAGTTGATTGCATGACCGAATATAGGGACAATTGGAAAGAGATTGCCAAAGCATCAGAAAAGGACCCCAAGGTAATTGATATCCTTGAGAATGGTCCTAGGTCCCTTACTCAATCGTGGTTGTTACAAGCAATGCGATATAAGTATGGCCGATCTAACAACTGACCACCAGGGGGGCGAAACGCCCCCTTCTCCGTTTATACTAGCTTCAGTTCAAACAAAGCAAATGGGTCTGTCCAAAGAAAGCATCATCGAATGTCTCCGCGAGTCCTACGGCGAGTCTGTGACTTCTGCTGAGATCAAGGCATTCTGTCAGATGAATGACTTCAACTACCAGACTATCACCAACAAACTGACCGACTACAAGGTTGGTCGTGGTAAGTGGAATCTGGAAGTAACAAAAGAGACTGTTGAAGAGCTGGAAGTAACTTATAATGCACCTGCAGCAATGCCTGCTGTTGAACAAAACCTTATTCCTCAGAAAGATGATTCCTTCGTCCAGTTTGGTAATTTCTCAGATATTAAAAAAATTGTTAAGTCCCGTGTCTTCTACCCTACGTTCATCACGGGTCTTTCGGGCAATGGTAAAACGTTCTCTGTCGAACAAGCGTGTGCCCAACTCGGACGTGAATTGATCCGTGTTAATATCACTATTGAGACTGATGAAGACGATCTGATTGGTGGTTTCCGTCTCGTTAATGGAGAAACTGTTTGGCACAATGGTCCAGTCATTGAAGCCCTTCAGCGAGGAGCAGTCCTGCTGCTTGACGAGATTGACCTTGCCTCAAACAAGATCCTCTGTCTGCAGTCAATTCTTGAAGGCAAGGGTGTCTTTTTGAAGAAGATTGGTAAGTTCATTACGCCTGCAGAAGGTTTTCAAGTATTCGCAACCGCCAACACCAAAGGCAAAGGTTCCGACGACGGGCGATTCATTGGAACTAACGTGCTCAACGAAGCCTTCCTTGAGCGATTCCCTGTGACCTTCGAGCAGGAGTATCCGACTGCCAAGACTGAAGAGAAGATCCTCTCTGGTCTCTGTGACGATACGGACTTCTGTAAGCGTCTGGCAGACTGGGCAGATATCATCCGTAAGACCTTCTATGATGGTGGTATTGATGAGGTTATCTCCACTCGTCGCCTGGTTCATATCGTTAAGGCATTTAATATCTTTGGTGACAAAGCAAAGGCCATTCAGGTTTGTGTGAATCGTTTTGATGACGAAACCAAGCAAGCATTCCTGGAACTCTACGACAAGGTTGATGCAGACTTCAATCTTCCTGTTGACGAGGAGGTCCAGGCCTGATATAATTATGGCAAACTCTTGGTCCTTTCTATTTGATGAATTAAAAATGACTACTGATTATTTTGAAGGAAAAGATGCAGAAGGTCGGTATCATCCAGACAACCCAAATCAAGATTTTTGGAATGAAGATGGTATTGAGTTTGTAGGAAATCCTTATGGAAGTTCTTCTGCTGACTCAATTACTCTAACATCATCTGACTTTGATGAAGGAACATTGATTCTTGCTGGAGAACCTGTTAATATTGGAGGAGGTCTCCTAGGTGGCGAAGGCCAAGATCACATTTGTTTTAACCTTGACATGACTACTAGTAAAAATCCTAATCGCTTTAAATACAGTGAAGAACGAATTCTCAAAGAACTGACTGATTATATTTCTGCAACATACAATCAACATTACTCTGCTGGTGATGATGCTGTTCAAACACTTGATCTGATTGAAGCTTGTGGCGATGGCGAAGCATTCTGCCGATCTAATATCCTCAAGTATGCCTCTCGTTATGATAAGAAAGGCACTGCACGACGTGACATTATGAAGATTTTGCATTATGCTGTTCTTCTGATGCATTTCAACGATAAGAATGCACAACGTGAAACCTACAACCAGTGATTATGAAACTGTCTGATAAAACTATTAACCTGCTCAAGAACTTCTCCTCCATTAATCAATCCATCTTGATTAAAGAAGGAGATTCCATCCGCACTATTTCTGTGATGAAGAACATTCTCGCAGAAGCAAAAGTGCCTGAAGAGTTCCCTAAGGACTTTGGCATTTATGATCTCAATCAGTTTCTGAATGCCATTTCTTCGCTGCACATCAATCCTGAATTGGATTTCAGCAACAATGAATATCTCTTGATTCGTGAAGGCAAGAAGCGTAATCGTTTCTTCTTTGCTGATCCTAATGTGATTGTCAGCCCACCTGAGAAGTCTATCACTCTTCCTTCCGAAGATGTTTGCTTTGAGTTGGATACTCAAGTTCTGGGCACTCTGATGAAAGCAGCAGCAATCTACCAGGTTCCTGACCTTTCCGTTATTGGTGAAGCTGGAGTTGTCAAACTGGTTGTTCATGACAAAAAGAATGATACATCCAATACTCATGAAGAGATTGTTGGTGAAACTGACGAAGAGTTCTGCTTCAACTTCAAGGTAGAGAATATCAAGATTCTCCCTGGAACTTATGAAGTTGTTGTTTCCAAGAAACTGCTCTCTCGCTTTGAAAGTAAGAATCACGAACTTACTTACTACATCGCTCTGGAACCTGATTCTACCTTTGGTTGATGAAGCACATTCTCTTTACCCTTAAGGGGTGTCCGTTTGAACTACTTGATGATGAAAATAACATCAAGTTACTTCTCTATAACGCGACAAAAGAAGCAAAGTCAACTCTATTAAATCTGGCAACACATAAGTTTGATCCACAAGGTGTAACTGGTGTTGCCATGCTCGCAGAGAGTCACATCAGCATTCATACTTGGCCTGAGAAGGGCATGGCAGTCTGTGATGTTTTTACCTGTGGGGATAGCGCAGAACCAGAAAAGGCAGTAGAATATATGCAAGAGCAATTGAAGGCAACCGACATTGTTTCCAGTCAATTTGAACGTCCTTTAGAATGAACATCTTTGTGACCTGCTCCTCCCCCAAGGAGTCTGCTCAAGTGCTTCCTGACAAACATATCGTCAAGATGCCACTTGAGTGTTGTCAGATGCTATCTATCGTTGCATCAGACAAATGGGGGCACGGATATGGTGAGCTTCATCGTCTTGATGGACAACCATACAAAACTGAAAAAGGTGCATTCCGAAATCACCCCTGCACTAAGTGGGCATCGGAGAGCATTCATAATTCATACTGGTTGATCAAGCACGGTCTCCATATGTGCCACGAATATACTCTTAGGTATGGTAAGGTCCATTCGTGCTACAAGACTCTTGTAGAGGCACTAGACCTATTCCCAAAGGGTGATATTGATAAGGTCACGCCATTTGTCTTTGCAGGCCCTGATGAATTCAAGTATGATACTGTTGACATCTACAGCAAATACAAGATGTACATTGCATCTAAACCGTGGGTGTGCGATAATTACAGACGTATTCCTGAGCGTAAACCAGAATGGGTGTAGAAAATCCTTTAAGTCCTGTTAGAAATACCAGGCAAACATATGACAAACAACTTGAACGAGTAATCACTGAGGTTCAGGTTCAGTTTGCAGATGAGAATCCTGCTTGGATTCCTCTTGAGACTCTCTTGGCAATCAAGAGCACCAACTGATTTTATTTTTTTTATTATGCGCGACGAATTTCTTTGGGTTGAAAAGTATCGCCCCAAGACAATTGAAGAATGTATTCTCCCAGAGAATATTAAGAAGACCTTCCAAGACTTCCTACATAAAGGTGAAGTACCTAACTTACTTCTGGCTGGGCCCGCAGGATGTGGTAAAACCACTGTCGCAAAAGCACTGTGTAATGAATTGGGAGTAGATGTTTATGTCATCAACGGATCCGATGAAGGACGATTCCTGGATACTGTCCGAAACACTGCGAAAAACTTCGCTAGCACCGTTTCGCTTGCATCGACTGCAAAACACAAAGTCATCATCATTGATGAGGCAGATAACACAACCAACGATGTTCAACT